GATGTACTTGAGGGATTTGCCGCACCTGAAAGTCTTGATGTACTTGAGGGATTTGCCGCACCTGAAAGTCTTGATGTACTTGAGGGATTTGCCGCACCTGAAAGTCTTGATGTACTTGAGGGACTTACCGCACATGAAAGACTTGCTATACTTGAGGAACTTTTTGTATTATATGTCGAACTAAAATTTCTAGGCGAATTAGGGTCGCGCATAAATTGTTGAGGTGATCTTGAATTGTTTTGGCGTGTAAATTGCGGTGGTGAACTTGAATTTTCACGGCGAAAAAAGCCTAAGTCGCGCGGTTTGACAATATCCACAACGTTTGCTGAAATGACATAATTAGAATTAGATTCGTGCATAATATTTGTTTTGTTAAAATGAAAATTTCCAATTTTTGCGCGGCATGCATTATTAATGACAATACATGGGTCATTATTATGCATTGCGTCATTTGTAATTGTTGAAGTTATGCAACCTATTTGTGTATCATTTGCACGAATTGGATCATCTGATTTAATATCAAAATTAAAATTAGTGTAACACAATGTCAACACATAACATTTATTACCATATGTTTCTGATAGTTGTTTAAGTGATTCACATGTTCCGTCAAAAATACAATTAGAAGTACACATATGTCTAATAATTTTGGGAGAAGGAATAATTTTGTCATTTGAATCAAATGAATAAGAATAAATCATTGATTCATCAGTGCGATGACAAGTTTGCATTTCTAGTTGTTATTATATTTATATGTCTCGTTATATTGTTAATGCCGTTAAAATAATACTACGCAATTATATAATAAATAATTCAATTTTTTAATGTGTGTAATTAATGCATGTGATGACCAATAATTTTTATCTTTTAATTTCATCAAAAAGTGTCAGTACAAACATTGATAATATAACATAATTAACATATATTAATAATTTAATAATATGCAACCATTTTTTTATAAAATCATATTTATGATTATTGTTATGTTTATCATTTGTCATTATTTTTATGTCTTCTAGTAAATAAGCTCCTATTAAATGTGCAACGATATTAAATATGCAACTGATGATTATCATTGACACATCACGTATTTTAGATTTTTTATCTTTTTGTCTATAAAATCGCGAGTATACCAATGCCGTAAAACCAATAGTCATATATACACCCATTGTTCTAAGAACTGATTGATAATATGATAACATTTCATATTCCGTTACATCATTAATGATATTTTTTGTCATTTTATAATTATGATATAAAAATAAAATAAAAATTGAAAAATAAATAAATTGCAAATGTTGTGCTTAAATATGTCATAAAATACAATTATATATTACGGTTAGCATTTGATATTATGATAACATCAACTGAAGACAAAATACGCAACATATATATTACACATCCAAATATTCTTAATAAATATGAAACTTTAGAATGCGAGAAAGATATTATATTTGATAAATTTGTGTATATATTATGTGATAATAAAATTGTTGTATTTGAATTTCTTGATAGCGCCAGATTTGACACGTCAACTTTACATCCACTTGGTGGTGTAATAGGTGTGAACTTTAAAGTCAAAACAATATTTGACGCACTAATGCCAGATGAAATATTTATGTCAGTATTTGATGCACAAAAAAACGTGACGTATAACGTTGGTTCAATTATAACATATGGTCTATGTGTATATTGCACAATTAAACGCGCATTTTATTCAAAATTACCAAATAATTATAACGGAAAATGGACTAATTTTTATAAAAATAGTTGTATTAAAAAATCAGAAGGTTTATATGAAAATGGTTTAGAATCAGGAGATTGGATTTTTTATAACAACAACGGAACAGTTAATACGCAAGGTATATGTGTACCAATAATGAAAAAAGATAATTTAACCATACCTATGCAGCAAATAGTTGACGATACTTATGATGAATCCGATGTAAATCCTGATTGGGAAGTAAATGGACAACAAATTGGGACCTGGAAATATTATGACGATAGAGGTATTCATTTAATGACAAAAGAATGGTTAGATTATAATACTTGTAATGTTATGCATTATTATGATAATGGTAATATACTAACTCAACAAAGGTTGGTTAATGGGTTGAACGAGGGTGAAGATAAACGTTGGGATATTGATGGCACATTATTATGTTTAAATATACACATGGGACAAAATGGAATATATACAAAAAATTATGACAGTTGTGGATTAATATGTTCCGAGGGAAAACAGGTAAAAATAGGAACTAACACTGGTTTGTGGAAATATTATAATCGCGGAAATATTTCACATGAATGCACATACGTTGATGGCATATTATATGGAAAATATACGGTGTACCATTATGCAGACGCTAAAGTGAATAATGAACATGAATTTATATCATATGTTGATAAACATCAAATTGATACAAATAATAATTATAATACTCACATCTCAATGGGGAACGTAAGATTTGAAGTAAATTATCATCACTGTGGTAAACATGGTGAATCGGTTGAATATCATCCAAATAAAATCATAAAACTGAAAGGTTCATTCTATAAAAATAAAAAACAAGGTGAATGGATTGAATGTTATCCGAATAATAATAAAAAATCGCAAGGTATGTATGATAAAAATTTATGGCAAAATGAATGGCATTTTTGGTATCCTGACGGAAAAATTAAAAAAATATGCAATTATGTTGATGGAAAACGAAAAGGTAAATGCATAAAATGGCATGGCAATGGACAAAAAAAATATGAAGGAATTGATACATTATATTATCCAAATGCACCACCGATTGAACTAACTGAATGGCACGAAAATGGCGCATTATATACACAATGTACAAATGATGGAAATATTGCGACTGCTGTAGAATATTATCCAAATGGTGCCATGCGTGCTAAAATTAATTTTATTGTTAACACAATAACGCGAGTTAAAAAGTACAACGATTGGTATGACAATGGAAATCTTAAAACTGATGGACAATATGATAATAATAAAAAATATGGGACATGGATGTATTATAAAAAAGACGGTTCCCAGCAACGCATTCATACTTACAATAGCATGTCATTTTCTTAAAATTAAATACGTTTGCGCGTAAAGTTACATAAAATGACATTGAAAATTAATTAGTTTATTGCGAATATGATATTATTTAAAGTAAATACACAACAGGTCATTAATAATATTGCACAAATGGATAAAATTAATTTTAATGCTGACGAATACATCAAATTTTTAGGTTTACTAATATCTGAATCAGAATATTTGCAAAATGGTGATAAATGTATAGCAGAGGAAACACGTGCTGCAAATCATGTTATTAATTATTTGCAACCACATATTGACAATAATAAAATTCGTTTTAATAAAGTTGAATATGTTACAGGAAGAGCAAATTTAATTATTGAATACGGCGATGATGATTTGCAAGAAACATTGACAGTTGCGGGAAGTCATTTTGACGTAGTGCCTGCTGATCCAAATGAGTGGGAACGTAATCCATTTGAATTGATTATTGAGGGTGATAAATTATATGGACGTGGCACAACAGATTGTTTAGGACATGTGGATAAATTAAATTTTGATTATTTTTTTGAATGCACAAGATGATTCTTTTATTTTTTCCATGTCGACATTTTCACTGAAATCATGTTTGCAGTCATGTGATAATGGCATTTTATGATGCAAACAAAAGACTTTTTCGCATGCACATTTATTTATAATCATATCACATATTCCAAGTTTTTTTTTGCATCCGTCAAATCCACATGTAGTTTTTTTTACTTTATTTGGTTTATCCATGCGTTCTATTTTATTATTAGAAAAGATAATTAACACTTTTCAGGATGTTATAAAATCAATTTTTTAAACATGAATCATAATAGTTTAAACAATGAATAAATAATTAAATTATTCATGATGGATAATAATATTTATAACGTAATTGGACAACAAAAAAAATATCAAATATATGAAAAATTATCAAAACAACCGTTGATGATAACGACAAAATTTTTGTCAAGGCTAGTACAAACACATGAAAATATTGTTGAGGATTATGTTAAAATATGTGAATCTAAACCAAATTTAATTGGATTGCCGTATTTGCTTATGACTAGATTACCACTATTTGAACATGTGTTGGAACAAAATGATGTTGTGTATGACCAAATAACACTAGATAACTACGATGACCAATTTATTTACAACAAATTAAAAGTATGTGCTGACGCTATTTTTGGTTTCACTATATATGGTGCATCATATGCTATATTTAAATATGAATATATGGATATAAGTTTAATACTTAATATGAAACGTATTGGTGATTCTGATGTTTTTTATTTGTCTGAATTCACTTATGAAAAACCGTTGTTTCTTTTTGAAGAACACGAATGTAATGTAAATATGATAAAACAAAAAATTCGTATTAAAACTGACGGAAATAAAGCCACATGTAACAACATATGGATTTATGATACATGAAATTAAAAAATTAACACATAATAAAATATATATTGTTTATATAAATGAAGCCATATGAAACATATTATGATATTAATGATCATAATTTCATATAATATATGATGGATGTAAAAAAATAGGCAACTTTAAAGACATTAGTAAAAACAAGATAAATTTATTTCCAAAAAATTGAAATTAAAAGTGTTAAAATTATGTATTAGTATAATGTTATCCAGTAAAAACTTACAGCTGCAAATAGTACCAAAGATTAACTGTTAACAATAATATGGATAGGGAAACTATTGGGACAGCATGTGCCGGAACCATAATGTGTATTATATATATGTTTGTGTTGGGTATTTGTGTGTCAGCATGCGTATCACTTGGTTACGGTATTAAATTTCTTGTGACAGATTTTAATATTTTTCACGATGAACATGACAATGGTGACTGTAATGGTTCTGAATTGTGGAATATTTTGGTTGGAACAGTTGCAACCACCGTATTTGACATGTTATGCAGTTTTACGATAATCTCAAGCGCAATTATAACTCTTGGATTAATTGTTGCAATGTGTGCTACAATTGAAGATGAAGTGAAGGCACAACTTTGTCAATACATATGCACAACTATCATATCGTATGCATATTCTTTAACTTTTGCTATTCTGATTGGAAATGAATTTACTGTACTTGATGGATGCGCAACCGTAATGAATTCAAATTTGGGTACATTTGCAAAAGTAAAATATTATTTGCACTTGACTAATTCATGGGCAATTTCGTTGTCGTACGTAATGATTATTTCTAAATTATTTATGTCACTTTGTTGTCCTGCTGTGTACAATTGGTACGTTGAAAAAAAAAAAACAAATAATGGTGCCACACTAAATAATCATGTAGCTGAAACTAATGATGTCGAATCTGATAATGTTCAGCCGACTTAAAATATCATTAACGCATAAAAATTAATTTATTAAATAATTTATTGGATAACAATTTGCATAAAAAATTAAATGTTATATATATATATATATATATATATTATGTACACTATGTTAAATAATAATAACATATCACTAAATTAAGAAACAAATAAATGACAAATAATGAACTTAATGTAAATACAGATGATGAAAATATTTATTCAACTATAACAAAAACATATGATGACCAACAACGAAACATTAAATTACATTTTATTGATGCAACTGGATATGATAACGTATCAATTGAGACGACAACAAAAAACCGCGAATTTATTTTTAAAATGAGAAAAACGATAATATGCAAATATATTATATTTTATGGCTACGATTATATGGATAAATTATGCGGATGGTGTATAATGTGTAACACAAATCAACCTGACATTAAAGTACATTATTATTGGTATTTTCCGAATGAATATCCTACTAGAACATCAGGAATACGTCGAAGCGAGACAACAATAAAACATGATAGCTGTAAAATAATCAGTGAATTAAAATCTGGAGACAAATTAGTTCATGACATTTTAACTATGAATTTAAAATAAAAATATTTAATTACGGAATAACTTAAATTTAATTATGGAATAACTTAAAAATATTCCATTTTGATTCGTTGCATAAATTTGCTTTTAATGAATTAACTTTAACACCATTAGCATAATATGTTCCATCGAATACAAATTGTAATCCGTAAACATAATCATCGTAATTTATATAATTCTCTTGTTGTGTGAAAATATTTTATTTTTATAATAATGTGTCCATGAACCGTAATCCTAACTTAAAACATAATTATTGTCATGTTTATTTTGTATTTTATAACATTTTCCGGAAAGTTTATGAACGATGATATTTGTGACTTTATTTATGCAAATAGTATCAATATTCTCAAGGACATAATCACCCACACAAACATCACGAATGGATATACATGTTCCACATGACATAAGTATTTTTGTTGATCCATCAAAATGACTATCATTTATGTTAAAAAAAGAATGTTGAGGTGTCAATATTAAAATTTTCATCTCTGTATTTAAATATCATCGACGTAGCACAATAAAATATATTTTCTATGTTTACATTTTTATGTATCGTCTATATTTTTATATTTTGTTTAAATGCATAAACTGACGCAAACATATAACTGATATCATTTTCTTTGGACATATTCCACACTTGATTAAATGTGTGTGCATTTTCAAACATTTTTTTAAAATTAGTTATGTTTGATACATTCCATGACGATATGTTTTGATTAAAAATATTTGCGCTGTTAAACATATTTTCCATTGATGTAACATTTGATACGTTCAATTATGCATTTTTTTAAAAATGCATAATTAATGTTCGTGACATTTATTGTGTCCCAACTTATTATATTATTATTTGTGTCGTCATCAAAATTTCTTATATTTTTTTAATTAACTATAATCTTTTTTTTCTCTAAAATAATATGCGAGTCTTAATTTAAAATCCATGTTATTATTTTGTTTAAAAATATTAGATGTCATTTTATATTTGCTATATAACGAATAAAATTATATAACCGTATATATCAATCATACATAATTTAGATTGTATGTAACATTTTTTGTATATATTTATACATCCACAATTAAATATAATTCCTTAACATTATATAATACAAATATCATGTCAACATTTTTTTATCAATTTAAGCCGACCACGGATGCTGGTGCTGATATTACAGCTGATGAACAATTTATAGAAGCAATCGAATTTTATTTTAATCCAAATCCAACGTCTAGTGATTGGCCATCAAATGTTCCGACCGATGTAAAAATTGGAAATATAAATAATATTACAGTAAACACAGGATATCCTCAGCATGCTTATTATATAAAGCAATGGAATACTGAAGATGTGACGAATATGGATAATGTTTTTAAAGATGGGTATAGTTTTGGCGGTTATGCAATGGATACATCAACTTTTAATCAAGACATTGTCTTTTGGAAAACAGGTAACGTAACAACCATGGCAAATATGTTTGATGGCGCAGCTGCATTTGATCAAGAGATCTTTTATTGGGACGTTCGTGACGAAACACATGTGGATGGTGCTACTGTTGTTACGAATATGTTTAATGGTGCAACGGCAATGGCTACAACATATGGCGCGGGTGGTACGAAATTAGATACAAATTTTGGAGATACTCCTACCGTTTCTTCATCTAGTAGTTTTTTTAGTCATCCAATATTATGTATGGCAGGAAATGTAAAAGTATTAATGTATGACAAAACATATAAATTAATTAAAGATGTTTTACCAGGTGATAAAGTAATGGACGATATAGAAACAAATAAATTTAATGTAGTGGCTAGAATGTATAAAAAAATATCGAAAAATAAAATAAAATTAAACAGAATTAAAAAAGGTTTGATTGGAAATAGTGAAGAAATAATATGCACAGAACATCCAATTTGGGTAAATAACGATAAAAATAGAATATTTCCAAGTAAAATACAAGGGACAGAAATATTTTATGGCACACATACATTGTACGATATTCAGTATGAAGTTGAAGGTGCTTTTTATGCAAATGATGTCAAAGTTGATGCATTGCCACCAAATGCAACTATTTTTACGATGCCATATCATTTATACGTAGATAAAAGTAATTATCGTGACACACCAATTTACGACGAGGATGATGCATGGCGAAATAAACCAAAAATGATTAATTCATATGTACATAATGTACAATAAAAATATCATATAATTAATATTAATATAATTTGAATAATATGTACTTATATATTATATGAATAAAACACAAAAACGTTTATCTATGCAAAAAACAAAAGACACAAAACAAAAAAGCGCAAAACAATTGATGGTCAATGGTCCATTAAATATAATAAGAGTTGAAGGAAAAATTAATGGCAAATTAAAAGTATTATATCTTTTTGGTGACATACATATCGCAGCAGAAAATCAAACTGAATGTGATGATATTCATGCGCATGACGTTGATAAATATATTTTGGAACAATTTAAAAAACAATGTGAAGAGACGAAAAATAAAAATGGTTCATGTGATAATGAGCAAAAAATTGATATGTTTCTTGAAATATCACCTGATGGAATGACTCGAGATTCATTTTATAACACACAGAAACACATATATATACGAAAAATAGGAAAAATATTTATGAATCAATTCATGACGCATAAAAATAAAACTATTTTGGCAAATGACTATGATAATGTTCGACTTCATTATATTGATTTTAGAACTTATTTTCCAACATTATTATCAGATGCCATTGATTTAATGGTTAATAAAACACGCGATTATGGAGTATTAAGAATAAAAATACATGACAATATTAGTTTAATAAAAATAATAAAAACACAATGCATAAATATGTTAAAAATAATGAAAAAACCAAAAAAAAATAATGTCAACATACAAATAGATGCAACACGCGATAAAATAGATGTGACCGAAACAACAGACATACAAAAATTTCAAATTCTTGAAAATATGTTTTATAAAATTCGCAACGTGTATCACAATGATGATGTAAAACAAAAAATGAATGAAGCATTTGATTTGCATGTTGTGAAGGAGTATGAAAATTTTATTAAATATGTGGAAGAAACACAATTAGCGTTTGATAATTTATTAATAAAAACAGATGAGTCAAAATATAAATTAATTTATAAAAAAAACGGTTTTTTATCTGATGCATACCATGGTTATGATGATAATATTGAAAATATTCAAAAAGAATTATCAGTGAGAGTAAATAAAATACATGACTATGAATCAACATTAAATTTTATGATTATTGATTATTATATGGTTCGAAGAATGCTAGACAAAGAATACATATCAAACTCGATACATTATGCGGGACTTGCACATACAGCCAACACAATATATTTATTATTAAAATATTTTGATTTTGATATAACACACATTGCAAAATCGAGCGGGAATGATTTAAAAAAATTAAAAAAAAATATTGTTAATCTTAAATATCCATCAGAAGCAATATTTTATATAATTCCTCCCGAAAAATTACAATGTTCAAATTTAACGAATTTTCCTGAACAATTTAAATAATACACTCACCATAGCTGTTACGCAACTTAATCATACAATTACCATACTAAAACATTATGTGTCATTTTAGTTTTAACATACGTCATTTTTTATTGTATAAAATAAGTGAAGCGCATATTTGGTCACCACACATTGAATCAATATGTCTTCCACCAATATTTAATTCTACATTTTTAATGTATTTTGATATATTTTTTGTATTTATGTATTTGTTTACATACAATCTATAATCAAATAAAATGCAATCATATGACGGCACATCAAAACAATACATGTTATTTCTTTTTTCTTTATTTAACTTTATTATTTTAGAAATATGTGAATCACAAAATTTATCTACATTTTTTTTAAATATATCATCATGTTTTTGGACATTATCAACGATTTCGTACCATTTTGAATTATGTATTGGATGTAATGAATATTTATTGTTTATGTTAAGTAAAATCATAATTACAATAGTAATGTTGATTGATATTATAAATTTAAAAGCGAAGCATTTAATAATAAAATAAAAATATTTAAATCAAATAATGTTGTGCAACAATCGAATGTTAATGAAGATAATTTATAAAAATTACACGCGTTGGTACAAATCATGAAGTTCAATATGTGTTGCTCTAGAAATTCTTAATAGTTGCGTTTCATCTCTAAGTGATGTCGTAGGATTTACAAATTTTGCTATGGTCATATGAAATTTAACTTTAAACACGTCTCCGCTTTTTATACATGGCACACCAAAATATTCTCTTATTTCACACAGCCGATTATTTTCAATTTCAAACCACACATGACTTCCATTTAAATCATGCATTATATCATCATTTATCTTTATAGTTACTTTTTCATTAACAAATGATTTTCCAAATTTATTGATTTTTAAAGACGGCATTTCATCTTTTATTATCGAAATATGAAAATTATTTGTTATTATGCAATGTTCTTCTCCATATTTATTTTTAAGTAGTTCCGTTACATGTTTATCTATGTCATTTTTATCAACACATAACGAATACAAATTATTATTGTAAGTAATTTTGCCGATTAGTTCAATCATAATGTTTATTTATTAAATTATACCGTTATTATTGATTAATTATTCATTTTTTTGCGTGATATATAACATAAAAAAATTGAATATGTTGAATCATTGAATATGTTAAATCATTGAAGGGTCTTATATATTTTAGTTATCATTACTTTACTCCTTTTGAAATCAAACACAAACATGGCGTCTATGGAGAATTCATCAAATGTTCCGACTACTACGGTAGTGCTTACGGATCCTTCATGCAAAGGAGTGCCTACGGGTGATGTAGATGATATTTTTGGGGCATTGGTCCATTGCCTTTTAACTGTTCCTGGCAATCGCGTGATGCTTGTCATTTGTGACGATGATGATGGTAAACGTTATGACGGGTTCATGAAACTGCTTGGACATCGTTTGCTCGCGACGTTTAACAACGTGTCTATCATTCAAGAAAGTGCCTTTGTTGTGCCACCAGGACCCAAGAAAATCCAAATCATTGCGCCGATGAAAGACGAAACGGCTGCTTTGCTGCTTGAAGCCAAAGATGGTATTGTGAAGGTTACTCGTCAAGGAACTGACGATCGCTACAATTTCAAGATGGGGAAAGCTATTGGTGCTATCGCTTTTTGTGCATGGGCGGAAAGTGCTGGAAAGCTCACGACGCATTTCACGACGGCGACAAGTCTTAAGGTTTCGTTTAACAACCAATTGTACGATACATTGAATCCTTTGGCAAAGGAACTCTACATGTCCATCTTTTTGTTTTCACTGCGAAAATCGTTCGGACTGTGTTTCATTCCTCATGTTTTTAATTCGTTGTATTCCAGTACTGGGTTCAATGGTGGTCCTGGCAATGGTCTCAAGATTTGGATTCCTCTTTTCGAAACTTTGCGCGCAAGTGGTACGATGCTTTCTGACGAAGTTATCTGGGACACAATGGATGATGTGTTGAAGTGTGCGATTGATGCAACTTTTCCAGAAACTACTCCTGAAACTCGTGCGAATGCTATCCGTATTGTGTACTGCATTAATTTGTATTGTGTGCTTCCGGACATGCTCGTTGAAGTCGATGGACAATTGATGTTGCCGAACATAAGCCAACTTGGTGAAATCATCAAGCGCCCTGAACGCGATGATGACGTTTATGTGAGCGTGGTTTCTCACATTAACCGGCTCAGCGCAAAGTCCACAGAGATGTTCGATTTTGTGGCAACTTACTGGGATTACCATCCACGTGATGCATATTGCGGCACTAGTGCGGACCCATTGGATGAATATGAAGCTGAGCGCCTTCAAAAGGAGCTTGAGGGATGCCTCATGTGTTTCTCTAAACTGCTCAATACTTCCGAATCGGCAGTTTCCAAGTCTGCAGCATGTAGCAATGAATAGTGATCGTCAGTGTGCGTTGTTTTTTTATTAGAGGATAATGGTTTTACGCTTCACGTTATTTTTGTTATTGTTATCCATATCGACGTCATGATAATTATAGCGACATCGGCAAGAATAAAATTGAAAATTATATTGTTTGGAGACACTGTTATATTTTTAAATTATTAAAGGTTAATCGCAACAACAATATGTTAACACTTCACGAAAAATATCCAACATGTGATAAACGAAATAATAACACATTTGTGAATAAATGTGTCATTAAATTCACAAATTTTGACGAAATTATTTATGCAAAAATTTATTATGATGAGTCTCCATTTGGTTCGCTAATTTTAAATGAAACGTCAAAAGAAATAACATTTGAAGCTTGTGGTGATGTCTTTAATTTGAATGTATCACAAATGCCGACAGATGTGAGCAAATTATTATCTTCTTCACATCACGTGAAAACGTTGTTTAAACGTCTTACATTCACAATTAACAACGAAACAAATGACATTGAACTTTCGGACGAAATGGAAAAATTGTTGAAAAATTTGTTAGAAATTGTGGATTATTTTATGTGATTATTTTATATTTAATAAATTAATTTGTTATATCGACGTTAATAATCGCAATCTAAATTATCACTTTCGATGATGTTATTATTGATCATGTTATCGTTCACAATATTAATTGTATGAATATCAACAATATTATTATTCACTAAATTTCTAACAAAATTTACATTAATTAGGTCGTTATTTATCATACAATTAATTAAATTATCATCTACTGCGATTGCATTAAATAAATTATTTATAAAATTATTTACGGAATCATTATTAACCATGTTATTGTTGTTGATTAAATTATTGTTATTTATTGAAATACCATGAACAATATTATTGTTATTAAGTATGTTTATTAATGTGTCAATTAGATGATCACAGTAAATGCGATCATTATTGACGCTGTGGTTAGCATTAATTAATTCACTATTGCTTATAGTTTCATCATTATTTTGTTCATTATTTTGTTCATTATTTTGTTCATCATTATTAATAATTTCGTTTTCATATATAGCATCACTATTATCAAAATTATTATGATTATCAATTAAAATGTTTTCGATGGTAAATTCGTTGACATAAGACATGTTAGTGTACGTTTAAAGTTATTTAATGTTTGAATTTGATTACGTTACAACATATTAAAAATTCAATTTTTTGTTATGATTATTAACATAAATAATGTTCGCGATAATAAATTAACGTGTGTACCACATAACGCATACGATAGATATAAATGTTGCCGGAATTATATGACGTAAATCCTCAAAATTAAGGTCGTCAACGATAGCTGATCCAATAGAATCAAAAATAAAGTCCATAATGTATAATATTTTTATTATGAAATGTTATAATATTTTATTATCAATTTATATTTCAATTTTTACGCAAATCACAAAGCGAAATTTGATTTGTTGACAAATTTAAAATCATTATCGCAATCATATTGATTATTTTGTACAGAAGGTAAAAAAAGATGGGAATTAGCATTAACCATAATGAAATCAACTAAATTTACACCAACCGATACATGGATGATTACATTTTGAGTTGATTCAATGTTTATATTTTTATTGCCTAGCACAGTTAATTCGTTCAAGCTACCTCTTAAATTATATATTTTTTTCTTTATTTTTATAGGTGCATCATATATATTTAACATACTACTGTGCATAAATTTAGCGATTGGATTAATATAAATATTGTCGTCATCAAGATCATTTATATATGGATTAATATATTCAAATGTGCTGAAAATATTGTGGACTATATATTCATATTTTAATGGGTCCGTGATGTATGCAAATGAATGAGCTAAATAAAATGCATTTCCATCGTCACTTACAAAATAGTTACCTAGCTGTGTAAAGGGTGCATACATTCCTTGTCTTTTTGAATGATACACATTGATTACTTTAGATGAATATATATATGAATTATTGAGACCAATTAATAATTCATCATGTTGAATATCGTTGGCGTGTTTATATATAATGTCACGCATGTCATTAATTGTTGCAATATTGTGAGTAAATGAAGAAGTTAATGTGCCATCATTTGTCTCGACGGTTTTATGTGTACTTGTAATAGTTGTATCTCTGTGGAACCATAATTTTACTTTTGAAAATTCTGGTTTATTTTTAGTTGTTAATCCTAAAATATCATCTTCTTGTTTTAAATTTTTCATTTGAATGATTCCCGTTTGTGTCATGATAAAAGTATTTTCATTAAAACATCCATATGTTGAATCGTCAGTTGTTAAATCATTTAATTTTGAATTACTCGCTAAAATATTTCGTGCACGTTGATTTTTTTTATCTATTATAACATGCATATCACGTATAATTTCATATTTATTAACATATGGTGTCACTAATGTTGATTTTGTAGGTGGGTATAAAAGTAATGCAACTAATAGAGTTAACATTTTAAACATAATTAATACGTTATCAAATATTATTAATAAATAAATTTATTTTTTCAATTTTTATGGTCAATGATATGATTATAATAATTTAAAAAAGAATCATGTTTAATAATCAATATAATGTTTACATTTAAATTTAATGAAATAGATGGTATGGTATCGCTTAATGAAGAATTTATATATATTAAATTAATTATCAACGGTAGTATTGTTTACGAAAAGAATTGCATAAGGCAAAACTTTGGTTTATCAAATTTTTTTAAATTGATAAATATTTACGAAATGATGCATGAATGTATTAATAAAAATACATATGATATATCTGCATCAGATGATGGCATGAATATGTTGTTCGATATGAGTCATAACGATTTTGTCAAGCTAAAATTTGATGTGGTAATTAATACAAAAACGTTGACATATAATGAACTCCCAGAAAGTAAATTGATAATGAAAATTACAAAATTAGAAGAACAGGTAGTTAAATTAGAAAATTTGCAAATCATCAAAGGAGACATAAAAAATATTGACTCGAATGATACAATTGTGGAAACAATTAATGCAACACAAATCATCAGAGGAAATACAAAAAATATTAATACGGACGATACAAATGTAAAAAACGTTAACGCAAATAACATGAATGTAAAAATCGTTAACGCGGATGATACAAATGTGGAAATTATTGACGCATATGATGCAGATGACACGAATGAAAAAACCATTAACGCGGATAACAATAACGTAAAAACCATTAACGCAGATGACACAAATGATAAAACAATTAATGCAAATAACACGAATGAAAAAACCATTAACGCGGATAACAATAACGTAAAAACCATTAACGCAAATAACACGAATGAAAAAACCATTAACGTGGATAACAATAACGTAAAAACCATTAACGCAGATGACACAAATGATAAAACAATTAATGCAAATAACACGAATGAAAAAACCATTAACGCGGATAACAATAACGTGGATACCGTTAATATAGATGACACTAATAAAAAAACCATTAACGTGGATAACAATAATGTGGAAACCATTAACGCAAATGACAATAATGTAAAAATCATTGACGTGGGTGATAATAATGTAAAAATCAATGATATGTATAAAAATGATGCAGAAATAGTTGACGCATATAAAGAGAATAAGCCAAATCATGCCATGATTATCAATAAATTACATTCAGATATCATAAAATTAAAAGAAACGATGGAATTATTTAAAATAAAATTTGATAACGTTGATGATGTTTTAGATAATTCAAGGGTATCCATATACACAAATAATCAAAATGGTGGAATGTATAATTTAAATGACACGTCTATTTCAATGATGTTGACGGATAGTAGATGTTCAGTAAATTTCAGTTGTATACGATTGTTTAAAAAATTAAATACGTTGAATATCCACGCTGGACAAATAAATTTAAGTAAATGTTGTGACAAAAAATGTATGACACGCAGTATATTATGTGAAAATTGTAGTAACGACAATGTCGAAGAATTAATTTTACGACATGACGGATTAAAGTTTAAAAATAATGAGAAATTTAAAATGTTTGACATAACACGATTTCCAAATTTAAAACATCTAAAATTTGACATGACGCGAATATTGACAGCAGACGAAATCATTAAACAATTACAAAATGGAACACATATTATAAATAAAATAACATTACATATATGTCAAAATATAGACGCCGCAACGTTACGAAAATTTTGTGCATCAAATAATATAATGGTGACTATAGAGTAAGATACATGCATTTGATAATTAAATATATAAATTAAACATATTGATGAACGTCATAATAGGTGATAGTCATTCCATGCGCATAGACATGCATAATAAAATAAACATAACATGTTTAGGAGGTAGCGCAAAAGGATTAAATAACAATAATTCAAAATCAGGATACAATAAAATGATAATGAGAAAGATAAATCATAAACATGAAAAATTAATATTTTTATTTGGCAGTGTTGATGTTGATTTTGTGTATACTCTTAAATTTTTAAAAGACCCGAATATTGATTATGTTAATTTTAATTTGTTATCAATAAATGGTTATCTAAAATTTTTAACTTCATTTGCAAGCGATAAAATAATAATAGTGTTGTCGGTTGGATTACCAACTCTTGATAACGATAACTTAAAACGAATAACATCAAGAAAAATATACGAATACACTAACGATAAAAATGAAATAAAATTGACAAAACAAAAAATAAAAAATGACATATTACCAAACATTTACGAAAGAACAAAAATAACAATTAATTTTAATGAACAACTAAAAGAAGAAATTACGAAACTTAATAATAAAAATATTCATTTTCTTGATGTCACGTCATTTACATATGATGATGAATTAAAAAGAATTAAAAATATATATTATACAAAAAAAGATCATCATAATTATTCAAGAAATATAAAAATTTCACAAAAATTAAATGCGTTTATAAAAAATGTAATTTAACGAAACCATATTTTTTTAACAATGTGGATAATCATATGTAACATGTTATATCGTCATCATCCATAATATTTTTATGTCGACATTAATTAGAAACTTTTCATCGATATTTTTCCATAAATATTTAAATAAAAAATATTTGTCATAATATTTTTTATTATGATTGCATTTTTATGCAAATCTATTACGAACGTCATACGTCTAATGTATTCGTAATTATTATCATCAATTTTATAATTTTTTCTTTTGGTAATCATATAAGCTTTATGCTAATGATTAAAATTACAATAATTAATGCGATGTGTTAGGTATTTAATTATTATTTATAATTTTAAAAACGAATATTGTTTTTCACTAATCCACTCATATTTGCGCATTTTATCAATAATATAATAATCATTTTTTAAGTACGACTTTAAAATTTTATAATTTTCACTTGTTATTGTTTTTTTATATTTGCTGTTATCATTTTCATTTTTTGTAACGTCAATGTTAAAAATATTTTTCATGTCTTCACTTAATGTTTCTGTGCATATTACGCCAAAAATTTGTTTTTTTGGACACTCATTAATAAAATTTTTTAGATAAAAATATATATCTTCTTTTAAGTGATGTATATAATTATCAGAATTTGGTTTACCATTGAAAATAAAATTATCATATTTTAAGTCATCACATAGTTCATCAATATTTTTATATTTACATAAAATGTTTTTTTCATTTTTAAATCTGTTTTTTTGTATTTTGCTATCACACACCAAATGATATCTCCAATTAAATGCTGATATAAATCTTTTTATTGGATTTCTTATTACGATTATATATTTTTTATCTGGTTCATATATTGCTTTTTTTACGTGCACTTCTGAATATTTAATGTTATGAAGTTTTAGTTCATCCTTTACGGTGCTTCCTCCACATTTTCCAATATGTATAACAACTAATTTATCCATGCGGTTATGATATTATACTGTCACATAAAAAATCATGCCATTATAATTATTGAATTATTGTTTCATAATATTTTTTCCATACGTCTATTTTTATTCCTAATATTTTATATAGTTTATCATTATGCGGTTTATATAATTCATACAATTGTGTTTCTAATTTTTGCATACGCCTTAATGTTTACATTATTTTCTTTAATCATATTTAGCTCTTGAGCACCCAAAAATCTGTATATTTCGTTATAATATTTATGTTTATCGCTATTTATTTCTTCACTTATTCCGGTATATACATTTTCTTTTTTTAAATTTCTAAAAATAAATTCTAATATTTAGTCACAATATCCTCTTTCTAATTTTCGAGAGTTATCGTATAATCCATATTATGTAATCGAATGAGTGTTGGCTTTCGTGTCACATAATGGTTCCGTACGATTAATATTAAATGCACTCATAATTTCATTGTAAAATCTATCATCAAATGTTTTATTTTTACGGTATAAATTCATATTATATTGTGAAAATGCTTTGGATATTAGTTCTATTAGTACTATTACTAGTTTGGATTATAATTGTGTATCCTGTTCATGGCGTATTGTAAATAGCAATATGAAGGAGTTTTTTATGTTTTAAATGATTTTTCATATTTATTTATGTCATTACGTGATAAATCACCTCCAGCTAAATCTCAATCAAAAAAGTGTTTTTCATTACTTGCCATAAAAATATCAGAATTTTGCATCATATTTTTTTTTGAAGAACTTGTACCACCTTTTTGAGCACCAACACCTAAAAATGTTGGTTTTTACCATTAAATTTTATAGATATAATAAAATATTATTTAAATGTACTACTGGACACGTAAAAATAACGTTCCATTTTTTTATGTGCAAAATTTACAAATATAGCGTGTCGTGACGTCAAAATAAATACGCACATTATATATACATATTTAAATTGGTGACTAGTGATTAAAATGTGTGAAAAAATATTTTGGTCACCATGAACATTTTAATGAGCTTCATAATCGCAATGTCAAATGAAATAAATAATACACCGTTATAAATTATATATATGTATATATAATGAACACATGGACATATATATATCAATTGGTCCAAATTGTGACTCAGCAGTTAGAAGAGTCAATAAATATAATCGCAAATCACCATTATATAAAACATGTCCATTTGATTTAATGGTTACGAATTTGGAAGGAATAATTAAATGTTTCGAAAACGATTTTGCTGATTTTTGTAACCTTGATTATATAGCATATGACGACACCGATGTTTTGCCAGGAAAAGAAATTTTAATTAGACATTCATTGTATAATTTTATTTTTAATCACGAAACTCCAGGACATGCTGATTTGCACTTGAAAGAAAAATGGCCCGGGAAAGATAAATTTCATTTTACAAAAAATAATTTTGAAATGTTCGTCCAAAGATACAATGAACGGATAAATAATCTTAGAAATAATATTGACAAAAATAAAAAAATTACGTTTATTTATTATCACAAAAAGAAAGAGGATGACAATCATGAACATTTATTGGAAGAGCTTCATAATATTTTAAAACTTAAATATCCAAAAAAACATTTTGCATTTGATGTGTTTGCAAAATGAACATCATAAAAATTGAAATTACCAACATGTTAAACATCGTATTTTATATATTAACAATAAGATATTGATACGTTTACCTGCCAACGGTAATACCAATACGGTAACATATAAATTAAATAATGCAATCACCTGATCAGAATTCAAATATTTATTTTTGTGAAACAAATGGAGGAGCTTGCACCTTTTGTTATAAAAAAAAGACATTAGTCGAACTCAAATATCTTAAGGATAGTGAAACAAAAAAAACGTTATTGTGCCCGGATTGTATGGTTGACAGCGTTATCCCAAACAATGTAACGGACGAAGAACTTCAAAATGTTCATTACCATAATTTTGGCTCTGCGTGTTTTAATGAACATCACGAAATACGTACTTCGTCTGTCAACAACAGAGATGTGGTTGTTGTCGTCACTCAAAATGACAATGATGAAACAGTGTTGTTGACAACTTATTACAGAGATCAAATATGCGAAATGATGTTATAACAACAATGATGAAACAGCATTATTGACGTCTTATTACAGTGACCAAACATGCAAAATGAAATGTTAATTTATTTATTATGTAAAAAATGGAACATTTTAATGTATTATGTGTTATCATTACTATTGTGGTTAATCTTTTGTTAGTCATATATAATAAAACAATACTCATCTGGTAATTTTTTTAAAAAATTATTATGCATAATATGATGTATATGTATAATAAATTATTCTTTATTCCACATTGTTCAAGCAATTAAAAATTGAATATTATTGTTTAACAATATACTAATTAATTCGTTGAGCAATAATACAAGTAATACTAAAAGTTAACCGTCAACTGTACTGATAATACCAAAGGTTAACCGTTAACAGTAATGGTAATACCAAAGGTTAACCGCTAATGGTAATACTATAAGTTAGCTGCAGCAGTAAAATGAGTTGCCATTTTGAACGAAAAATTAGAAGATGATACATGCAATTTTTTTGATGAACGAATTTTAATGTTGATTAATTATTTGAAATCATTTAGTAAAATACATGAAATAATCGATGAATTAATAATATGCACATCACAAAACATATGTGATGAAAATGTTAAACTAAATATTCGTTCAAATAAAAAAATGAAAATATTGGCTTAAATTAATTTATTCAAATTAAACATAAACATTAATTTGCTGATTTTTAGGATGATTTAAAATATTTGTGCATCATTTATTGAACAAATTGAAAATTATTTTCGCAATATGATGAGTAAAAATATCAAAAATTACGTAAAGTGATGATATAGAAAATACATGACTAGAACGTACGTTGAAAATATAGATAATGCATATCGAGAAAATATAAAGGCAACATATATCAAAATAATCATGATTATTCAATAAAAAATTATAAAAAATATATTCATCATCTGCAAAATTAATAATAATGCATATCATTAACTTTTGGGAGATTAAAAAAATATTCATCGCGATTAAAATATTTACAACGGAAATCCATAAAAAATAACTAAATAAAAATGATAATATATGTGTATGACATATGTTGTGTAATTGTTTGTTTTTAAATCGTAACAAAATATATTCATCAATGTATTGTGTCATTAAATTTATTTAATGTGTTGTCTACTATGATAATATAAATATGTTGTTATGTTCAATTTTTTATACATGACATGATTAATTAATATGTATCCATTTTTCGCCATTGAAATAAACCATTGAACTTCCAAATTTTTCTTCAATTTTACCTAAAAATGAAAATCCTGACTGCTGCGTCGAATCGACGTAATGAAGCTTTATTGAATAAAATACTTCAGATACACCTTCTTGTGATTGTTTACCTAAGTCACCATATTCGTGACGTATAAATAGTGTATGTCCAACCACCGAATTAGATGGTAAGTATATGTTTATAGTTTTTTCAGTTATTGGTGACACAACCATGGTACTTGTATCTATACCTAATATTTGCATATATTTAGTAGCATAATGTTTAGTTTCGTTCGAAACATATGTCATCCGCGTGTAATTTAAATTTTGACGATTGATTGACAAGTTATTTACTTTATTAACGATATTTCGAACGAGTATGCTTAGTGATGAAAGTGACATAATATATATATATAGTGTATGATAGTGTTTGTCACCCATAAAAAAGCTCATAATTTACATACGAAGATATCTTAACATTTTTGGTTTATTTCTCCACTTATCATCTTCATTTGTAAATTTTTTATCGATGAAATTATTTGGATCAACATACATACTAATAGGCAACGTATAAAATGGTATTTTTGGAGATAATGAATCTACTTTTAAACTGTTAACATAAAACGTCCCCGTTAAACATATTACCCATATATGATACATTCCACTATCCCTATATTTTGGTTAAATAACGGTGCGTTGCTGAACATTGATATCACATTAGATATGTTTAATACGGTCCATGAACCTATATCTTGGTTAAATAATGATACATTATAGAACATTGATATCATATCTAATACGTTTGATACATTCCACGAACCTATAATTTGGTTAAATGTTGCATTATCACTAAACATGTTTGCCATTGTGGTCGCGTTTGAGACATCCCATGAACCAATATTTTCATTAAATAACCTTCCAGAAAATGATGTATCCATGTTCGTTACGTAATATGTCATGTTTCCCACGTGCTTATATGTGTGCGAGTAGTACATATTCTATGCATTCCAATGTCTTTATATGGATAATCAATTAGTACTTGTCCCGTCCCGAAATAATACCCTAGTCTACTGCTAAAATAATTGTCGTTGGCGGGCATAAATATGTTAAAAAATGTATGCAGCGGTGCAGTTACAAAACCAGCGTGAGAACCATATGTTGTTATCATCGCGCCAGCATCATCAAATATATCATTAAAGTTAACTACCTATTTAGTGTTCCATGAACATATATCTTGATTAAAAGATATATTGCGCCGAAACATGTGATACATGTGAATGACCTTATGAGTGTTTCATTTTGATATATCTTGATTAAATGGCGTATTAATAATCATACCTTCCATAGAAACAACATTTGATACATTCCATTCACCAATATCTTTATTAAATGGTGAATTTTTAAACATTCCAACCGTGTTTGATACATTCCACGAACTAATATCTTTGTTAAACGATGAACTTTCGAACATTTGATATATATTTTTAACTTTTGATACATCTCACGAACCAATATTTTAATTAAACGTGTTTTTGTTTGCAAACATGCGTTTCATATCTTCAACTGATGATACGTCCCATGTACCTATGCGACTTCTAGTTAATCCTAAACCGTTTTCATGTAATTCAATGTTAGCGTGTGAATAACCTGATGGTATAGGAGGTAACGTACCATTTCCTAAATAATAAGCTATGACTGTAGCAAATTCTGCATCATTTGTAGGTGTAAATATTTGTGCAGCCATGTTATAATATGTTTATCTAATTTTGTTTGATATAGTTGTCATCCAGTTTGTCACGAATAAAATTGAAATTTATTTATTTTTATATTATGTCGAGCGATATCCAAAATAAAGATTATATTTTGGATTTCATTTTATCGACACAAAATGAAAAAAATAAAATATATTTAAATTTATTTTGGATCACCATTATTGTAACCATAAATATATGTATATGCGCCCATGCCTGTGTCTACAAACATATCTCGAATATTACAGTTTTCTGCAGGTTGCCAGTTAGAAATATTTTGAGAAAAAGCTAGAGCATACTTAAACATATTACTCATGAGTGATACTTTTGATACGTCCCATCCTGATAAATCTTGATTAAATGTGGTTGCATATAAAAACATAGAATTCATTGCGGTTACCTTTGACACTTCCCATCCTGATATATCTCCATTAAATGCACTTGCATTGTTAAACATAGCTTTCATTGTGGTTACGTTTGACACTTCCCATCTTGATATATCTCCATTAAATGCACTTGCATTATAAAACATTGATATCATTGCGTTCACGTTTGAGACATTCCAACTTGATATATCTTGATTAAAATTAGTAGTGCCGGAAAACATATGTGACATGTCTACAACGTTTGACACTTCCCATTTTGATATATTTCCATTAAATGCAATTGCCTTATAAAACATAGCTTTCA